TTACCACTTCATATAACATTCGATGAAAACGTAGTACCATACCAACCTGCCGGTGTATGGCAGACGATGGGAAAACGTGTACGCAAGATTGCAGAAGTACCGATGGAACCACCTAGGAATAATATTTTTGAGCTATGTAAAGAACTGGGTGTAAAATATGGCGGACATAAAGCCGGGGTGTTTATCTACGGTGATGCTACGAGCTTAAAACGTGATAGCAAGCAGCGATTAAATGAAAACTTCTTTACCATTGTAAGGCGTGAGCTGTACGAGTGGAAACCGGTGATGCGAATACCATTACAGAACCCGGATGTCGTACATCGGGGTAGTTTTGTGAATGCAATTTTGCGGGATAAAATATTCGGCATTGACTTACTCATAGATGAATCGTGCCGGAAAAGTATCGAAGATTACGAATTTCTCAAAGAGGATAACGAGGGTAAAAAGCGCAAAGAAATGTACACCGATCCATTAACAAAGGTAAGCTACCAGCGGTGGGGTCACTTCTCGGATGCGGATGATTACTTCTTACTGGAATATTTCAGACATGAATACAACGCATTTTTGAAAAAAGCTAAAAATAAAAATACCGAAATACAAGAAAGTGAGCAGATGGACAGAATACTTCGCCGGATGCCTACACGTATAAGTAAGAAATTTTAACAGCTTATTTACAATTTTAGGAAACTTTGTTAAAAACTTGTTAATTTCTTGTAGATTTTAACAAATCATTAACAAAGTTTCCTTTTATAATTTATTGAGTATTAACAACTTATTAACAAATCATTTATTGTCTTTGTTGTATAACAAAACAAAAAAACACAATGGAAAACAAAGTAAAAACATTCGGGGAACTTACACAAGGCACTGTTATAAATTATCGTAATAACGTGGTAGCGGATGATACCAATTTCGTAGTGCTTCGCCAGTACGAGAATAGATTTGGTAAGTGGACAGAAGTTTTGAACTTAGATACCTACGAAAAAGATTTTTTTACCCAGCATACAAAAACTCAGAATCTCTGGACAATAGTAAAAGAAAATTAAAAACCGGGGCGAAAGCCCCTTACGTATACGGAAAATTCAATATTGTTCGATACGCTTATAGCTGCTGAGCAGCATTTAAAAACTGATGGATACAAAAAAGTCGGGATGCGAATACACCAAAGCGTAACCTACTACGGTTACAGGAATAAAGCAGCCCACATTAAACTTCTTGCTTTGTGGAAAGACCCCAGTAGCGGAAAACAGATGTACGAAGTAACGTGGGTAGAAAAAATAATCGTGCTCGAAACAAGCGGTAAACATAGCGAGGTTTACACCGCAAAAGTTAAATTCTTTGATGGCGAAGAAGCCGCAGAATTGTACTGCGAACTGGTAAACGAACAACCTATGGCAAGTTGGTGGACTCGCGCTAAAGTGATAAAAGCGGACAAGGAATACTGGCTTGGCGAAAATGATATTTACGAACGTTCATAAAATAAAAAATACCGGAATAAACGTCCGGTATTTTTTATTTTTCGTAAAATTTTGGCAATCAGCTAAACTTTAGATTAAATTTGAGCAAATTTAATTTGCATCATGGGTTACTTAAGAATAGAGGATTATAGCAACGTGATAAGGCAAACGGATTTAACTGATATCCTAAAGGGTGACCAGTACATTCGTTCTGAGGTTGAACTTGCTGTACGTGAACAGATGGAGGTTTATCTTCGCCATAGGTACGATTTAAAGCGGTCTTTTCCCGAAATTTTACCCTTCGATATTGCAGATGTCTACCACGAAAACTCACTGGTAGAGTATACCGAAGATGCTTATGTGAATACCACAACATACGTAATTGGTGACCGAGTTTCGTACACTGCCAATATCTACGAATGTATACAAAATAGCACTGGAAATTTACCTACGGTTGTTACTCATTGGGTTTTGGTATGTGAGGATAAAGCACTGTTTTATGCGAATCGTGATACTACCGGAAATTTACCTACCGCCGCTTTTTCTGTTACCGTGGATAACGTTATCTTAGAATTAGAAGGTTGGAGACCTGCACAAACTTTGTACTTCAAGCGTGAGGATGATAGGCTTAGAATTTACCTGAGCAGCGCAGACCGTACCGGTGGTACTGATTACGTATGTGAAATTGAGTACGATGAAAGGCCACTGGCCATACCCTCTCGCCGCCTTGTTTTTCCCGGCATAAATGCTGAAATTGAATTTACTGGTTATGTAACCATTACAAAAGCAATCGCAGATTTAGCGGAATTTGACGCTACCAGTACCGGGTATTTCACAAAAGGTGATAACAGAAATCCACTTGTAAAGCGGTTAATGGTTAAAATGTGCGTATATGAATTGCACAAAGTGATTAACCCGAGAAACATACCGCAGATGCGTGTGGATGATTACAGCGAAGCCTTAGACCTGCTAAAAAGTTTCGCAAAAGGTGATACCACTATAGATCTACCTTCATACGAGAAACAAGAAGCAAAAGGGCAAAGAATACACTGGGGCATTAGCCCTAAAAGCAAATACAACTGGTAATATGAGTTTACTAAGCAGAATAAAAAGTGTGTTCGTGGTTGAACCCGCAGCACCGGAAAAAAAGCCAAAGCGTAGAATTGGTGATAACGTTGTAAGTTTACCATTGTCTAGGTTGCGTCAAGATATAGCATCATGGCGTAATGGTGTGGATATGGCCGAGAACAAAACCGGGTATGATAGGTTTGATTTATACGAATTGTACAAGGAAATAAAAGATGATGGTCAGGTAATTGCTACCACAGGTTCTCGTACTGATAACATCACTTTGAGCGATTTTTCTATCTACGTCGGTGACGAACAAAACGATGGGGCGCAAAATTTGTTTGAGCAACGTTGGTTTTTTGACTTTCTGAAATACAGTGTAGAATCATTTTTCTGGGGCGCAAAAATCGTTCAAATTGATAGCATAAACCCTTTGAAAATTTCATGCGTACCGGATGAAAACGTGGCAGTGGAATACGATGCCGTAAAGAAACTAGCAACCGGGGGCGTGAGTTCTGGAAACTTAGTGACATACGTAGGTAACGAGTACGAACCTCTGACGATACCGGTATATAATTCTCAGCATGACTTAGGTATTTTCAACGCTGTAGCACCGTATTACTTATGGAAAAAAGTGTTGGGTGCATGGTCTGAATATGCTGATAGATTTGGTATGCCACTTCGTGCAATACATACCGATATAGATGACCCTGAGAGAGTAAAACACGCACAAGATATGCTCGAAAATATGATAGGTAGTACCTATGCTATTTTTCACATGGATGACAGGTTTGAAATAAACCAACTACCCGGACGTGAGGGTTTTCAAGTGTATGCAAAACTTATTGATTATTGCGATAGTCAGATAGCAAAAATAATGCTTCGTCAGACCGGTACTACAGATGAGAAAGCATACAGTGGATCATCACTGGTACACGCTGATGTGCTAGGTTCCCTTGCGAAAAGCGATAAAAAGTACATTCAATACCTGATAAACGATACACTTATTCCTAAACTCGTTGGTTTGGGAATCGTGCCGATGGGTACACGTTTCTACTGGGATTCATCCGACAACGTGTCTACTCTTGAGAAGGTAAACATCATCCAAATATTGACTAATTCCGGGTATAAAATACCTGCCGAATATGTAGAAAAATGGACTGGGGTAGAAGTTGAACACGTTGAAGAAGTTGAACTGACTGAAATCGAAGAACCGGAAGAAACTACCGCTATCATGGATGTAGAAGATTATATGCCGGGGACGATGCGTAAAAAAAGCCTTGGGATGGGTATTAGTATGTTAACGGTAATGAAAGACGGTGTAGCAACGCCTAGAGCCTACAAGTTTGACCCGAAAATTTTTAAACCTGCTGATGTGGAAAATTATTTACGTACACATGGCATAAAAGCAACAGATGTATGGCACGCACAATAGCAGTTATTTACAACGCACTTATTTCCGAGAAGGAAACCTTCAGTACACTTAGCGGTTTAGCACCAGTTGGTGATACGTATACCACTTTTTTGCGAGATTTAAACACCACTAGCAAGGCTGCCGTGTGGCGTATGCTTTTGTACGTTGTTGCCGTTGGTATACACATTCAAGAAGTGTATTATGGTCTTTTCATTGAAGAACTTGAAGCCCTTAGACCTACCCTAATTGCGGGAACAGACCAGTGGTATATAGATCAGGCGAAAGAATTTCAACTTGGTGACGCTCTCACGTGGAACGGCTCTCAATTCGTATACGCTACGGATGATGCCACCAAGAAAATAGTAACTTTTTCCGCCGCCGAAACCGTTGGAAATGTGCTGAATCTTAAAGTGGCAAAAGGTACAACACCAACAAAACTTTCAGCAGGTGAGTTATCAGCATTTACGGCATACGCAAATGAAATCGGATTTGCCGGCACGGAAATAAACGTGATAAGTACCGATGGTGACCAGCTGTGGTTAGAGGCGAATTGTTATGTAAATCCTCTGTTAATAAATTTGGATGGTACTAGCGTTGCTGATGCTTCACTGGTGGTAGAAGATGCTTTGAACAGCTACTTAGCAAACTTGAATTTTAACGGTGTTTTCTCACTGTTTGAGCTATACAATTACATGAATAGTATATCAGGTGTGACTAACTTTGTGGTGACCGTAGGTAACGTAAAAGCAGCTACTTCGCTTGCGTATACAGATTTGCTTATTACCTCGAGTCGGAGTTATGTACCTTATGCCGGTTATTTAATCGAAGACCCTGTAAACCCTTATAATATAACGTATTATGCGAGTGTATGATATAGATTACGCAAAACTTTTTGCCGGACTTTGGCCGTGGTTTATTCGTGGTGCAACATGGGTAGATTTCATGCTATCGTGGATTAACCCGATTTCGTATGTTAACTCACTTTTTACTTCGCAAGTGGATGAGGTTCGTGATACTTTGCTTTATGATAGTAGGGTAATTTACTTGCAAAAAAGGTTGTGGACGTTGTACGATAATTCAGAGGCTACGTATGTAGAAAAGCACATCATTGACCGTAACCCGGTACTTAGTCAGATAAGCGAACAGCGAACGTCTTTTACGTATCAGATTAGTGAATCTTTACACGCTTACTTCTACCAACAAAACGATGTGCTGAACCAAATAAATTACACAGTACATTTACCCGCCGCTTTATCTACTCTCGAAGATCGTATCCGAGCAACGGTGGTGCAATATAGGCAATCAGGAACGCAGTTCGACTTGGCTTTTGACTTATAAAATAAAGGAATTATGAATAAATTTATCAATACTTTTACCGGTGGTCTGGACTTATTTCACGATGATATACGTTGGAATGACTATGCGTACCGTGGTGCTTTGAACAATCTACTGAATAGCTTCGCTATTGATACCAACACGAACTTTGTGATCAGCGGTTGTGTACCTACCTATACACCCGGTGTTTCATTGGCTGTTACCGATGGGTATATTTACTTGAATGGTGAGGTTTTACAAGTTGAAGCACAAACGTTTTTAAACGACGGTGCTGATTTCAAGTATACCAAGGTAACTACGTTCGATACTACAGGAAACCGTGTTACGAAAGCGGGTGCATCTGTACAAACTTATCAAAAAAACCGTGGTGTGGTGAGTGCCGGTGCTGCCGGAACTACTGAGTTGAATGCTCGTATAGTAACTACGCTAATAGACAAAATAAAACTGGCATTAGAACTGACTTACGATACGTGGGTACAACCTACGTTTGAATCAGGTTTTGCGCATTCTACCGGCGAAGCAGATTTTGGTGTTTGGTACAAAAAAACCAAAGAAGGGAACTTGTTTATTCAAGGTGCTATGGTACTTTTAGCGGATAAAACGGGTGACGATCTTTTATTCACTTTACCTGCCGGTTATCGTCCTAGCGATGTTAACACACTACCAGCGAGTACTGTTTACAGATTCCCGTTTATTGGTGATACTGGCGGTGGCGTAAGTACAAACATTTTGGCCATAGATGAAACAGGCGCAGTTAAACTGGAAAACCCAGCGTTAACTGGGTACAAGTATTTCTTTAATCACATTATACCTTTGGATGTATGATAGTAGTTTTCCCATCAATAATTCCGAACGGGTACAAGGCTATGGCTTTGTATCCTTTTATTTTCGTATCTGAGCCAAAAGGTACGTACGTATTTAAACTTTTGAGCAAAGGTCTGGAATACTCAAAAGCGGTAGGACGGTGGGAAAGAATGATTGCGCATGAAAGAGTACACCACAAACAACAAAAAGAATTGCTTTTCATTGGCTTTTTACTTGTATATTTGTACTTTCACTTGCGTTATGGATATAGACACAACCCAATGGAAAAAGAAGCCGTACACGGTAGAAAAAAACGCTTTGGCTGGACTGAGTACATATGATAACAGATAAGGAAATAGAGGAACTGGTAACAGGTTTGTATAATGGTACGGTGAGCATCTTGCGCTTGCCGCAAAATCTTTTTGCCGCCACTTATCTCGAGTTAATGGATGGTGTGACTAAAGGTTTTGGAATACCCGAATTTGAAACACCGGCACACGATGTACTCACTAAGCTAGGCAATAATATCAGCTCTTTTTCCGGCTGTAAGACGTTCAAAGAAACTTATGATATGCAGCAACTTCTTTTCGATTCACAGGGCTATAAAAAGCCTTTTAATGTGTTCAAGAATGAAGTAATGACCGTTTACACGAATTACAACGAACGTTATTTACAAGCTGAGTACAACACCGCTATAAATTCCGCTTTTTCTGCTGCTGACTGGGTAGAATACGAAGCGGATAAAGACATATTCCCACTTCTTCAGTACAAAACAGTACATGATGGTAGGGTACGGGAAGACCATGCAAAACTGCATAACATAGTGAAGCCGGTAGATGATCCTTTTTGGGATACTTTCATGCCGTGCAACGGTTGGAATTGTAGATGCAGGGTAATAAAATTAACAGAATTTGAAGCCGAAGAAACACCACTTTCAGAGGATAAGCTAAAAGAACTTACTGAAGGTATTCCTGATATATTTCAATTTAATCCGGGCAAACGAGGTGAGATATTTTCGCAAAGTCATGATTATTTTAATGCCAATACACTACCGCCAAAGGTACGTACGTATTTCACCGAAGAACGCAAAACCAATTTCGGGTTCGTTACACCACCAATACAGGGTGTAACCTCACCGATTCCGCAAAAAATCGTTACTGACTATACCCATGCTGTAGAAGAAGTTAACGACTGGTATCTTACTTTGGGTGAAGTTGACCGTAAAATACTACGGCAGTACACAACCTATGGGGATGTTATTATGAGTAATTACCTACGGGGCACATTAAAAAATAGCGGTGACGTTCGAACTATCATAGATGTTAACGGTGTTCCGGTTCTTGTTGGTGGTGGTAAACCGCCAAAGAAAACACTGGAAATGATCGCAAAAGATTTAGCCAATAAAACTACCGATTTGTACAAGAAAGCACCTAAATTTGTAGGTACTTCCTACCGTGGGTTGGAGTTTAATAAACGTAACGATTTATTGGCTAAGTTTGAATCGCTAAAACCCGGAGATGTATTTGTCGAACCCGGCTTTATGAGTACTACACAAACTATAAAGGTTGGTTTAGACTTCTCAGGTGCTGCGGAAGGTGCTTTGATTGAAATAAAAAATGCTGAAGGCTACGCCATAAAAAGTTTTTCGCGGTTCAAAGGGGAGGAAGAAATACTACTGATGCCCGATACAGTATTAAGATTTGTAGAAAAAGAACGCATAACAGTAAACAGAGATAAATACATATTTGAGTATGTCAAACAATGATTCACCATTAAGCAAAGATTTTGAGCCGGTTTTTACGCAGTGCAACACGTGTAAACATTTCTATAGGGAAAATGCTGATATTTCGTGTAAAGCATTTGAGAAAATTCCTATGAGTATTCTCACCAATAAAATAAAACACGATAAACCAATAGAGGGTCAAGAAAACAAAGTAGTGCATGAAAAAGCTAGGTAATTTCGGTTTTCTCGAGGGTAATGCTAAAGGATTTCACGCAACAAAACTTCGTCTTGCGAAAATTCTACCCAATACCGCTTTAAATCACTTTTTAGAAGGGTTTGAACTGGGTGGGTATAAAACCGATGCATCCGAAAGTGGGTGGCCTAAAAGAAAAAAGAATTACCAAATGAAGAAACGTGGTACACGTGTACCGGGTCAAGTTCGTAGCGTAAATCGTGACCGTGCTTTGCTTGTTAAATCGGGTAAATCGGGTGCTTTACGCCGTTCGTTAAAAGTTACAGACTCAAGTCCTAACCTGATGCGTATAGCATCACGTGGTATCAGGTACGCAGCTATTCATAACTTCGGTCTGATGGGAAAAGCATTCGGGAAATGGCCTTTTAAGATGCCTAAACGTGAGTTCGTGGGTAAAAGCAGAGAACTAGACTTGAAACTGAATAAAATCATCATAGCCGCTTTTAAACGCTACATGAGTAGCTTAAAAAATCCTTAAAAATTAGGCTTTTAAAACAGTCTAGGTTTATATTTGCATTAAAATTAAAAACTCTATGGTTGTTTTCGACATATACCGGGCTATACGTACAGCATTAGAAGCATCTACCATCATTGAGCACATTGGCTGGTATAATGACCAGATCAATAATGAAGAGCTTGAAACAGCCTACAATCATCCCGCCGTTTTTATCGAATTTCCTGACAATGCTTGGGAACAGCAAATGCATAGCACGTTCGGTAATACCGGTGCTCAGGCAAATGGTTACATTCAAATAAACGTACACGTGGAATTTACCCTGCTAAATGATATTAGTGATGAGGTTGATTACATGGAAAGCATCGTAGAAGAGGTTTATTACCGTTTGGTAGGTCTTTCCGGAACTAATTTTACCACATTCAAACGTTTTGCCGATGGTGGCACACCAACAGCATCACGTGTGTACGAATGGGTACTAAAATTTTCAACAACCGGCATAGAAGAAGGTAAAGACTTAGGTGCTATAGATGTAACAGAGGGCGATACAAACCCAATAGACTTAGTGCTGAACACCGATTTAGATATTGATAACCAGATAATACGTACAGGCGATGGCAATTACATTTGAGCGGCTAACTGATAGCCGAAAAATTACCGTAAAGCGAGATGGTATTGTACAAAGAACGTTCGATGTGCAAGACAACGTAAGCATTTTGAGCACTAAAGAGGCGGGGGTAGAAAACCCAAACATGGTGCGCATGCTGAATAACTTAGAAGTGTACGAGTTTGACTGGAGAGAAGTGACCATAACACCTACCCCCGGTAGTAGAAATGAACTGGTACAAACTTTGATCTTGAATTTTTTTTTTGACGTAGGTCTTATTGGTAACACCCCTTTAAAAGTAGCTTATTATGAAGCAATTACAACAACTAGCGGACAAATCACGAAACCGACTGGATCAACAATCCTCCTCGACCAATGGTCTAACGGGGTTGATGCGTTGGTTTGTAAAATCGTTGGTGGAAAACCAGATTTTGAGGATTCCGGTGTGGACGTTCTCACTTTTGACGTTGATGGTAATTATACAATTAGTGCAGCTTTACCTTCTAATCCGGCAGCATTAATATTTTACTTATCCGTACCGCTCAAGTTCATGGGTAATTTAGACATAAATTACACCATTCAGTACGTTGAGTTATCTTACACAGGGTTAGACCATAGCACGCTAATAAATCGTGACGTTGCGGGAAATCATACACTGGTAAAACCGCTAGCAGATTCAACTACCGCATTTATGATGCAAAAAGCGGATGGTACACCTATATTTATTTTCGATAGTACGAGTGAAAGTATAAGTATAGCAGGGTTACTTGACGTACTAAAGCAAATTAGTCTTGGTGGAACGGATCTTGTAATATCGGACAATGGTAATATAAATGCATACGGCAGCCGTATGATGAGCTTTGCCGATGGTACGCTGTATGACATGCAGGCAACTAACAGGGTAAGTATTGACTTCGTAAATCGTATACTTCAACGTATGTGGACAATCACCGGAACGAGTAATGACGGTAGCACACGTATTTTACAAGGAAATAATTCGGATAATACCACTGTATTTGCGGTAGACACCAATGGATTTGAGCTCGATCAGTATGACGACCTATTGCCATCTGCCCAGTGGCTAGCCACCAGCGGAGCACCGAGCCCAGACTTAGTGACTGCAACCATTGGTGGGGTAGTATTCAGCCTGTGGGCATTCGATGGGGGAAATACAGCAGAAAGTATGACTTCGTACTTCGAAGTTATACATGGGATTGATATTGACATTCTAAATGCCGATACACTACTTGCAGAAATTCATACACATGGGATGCCCAGTACTAACGCTGCCGGTGTGGTGAAGGTATTTTTCTCGATAGTGTACCTTCCGGTAGGTGGTGTCCCTCAGTTATTGGGTACTTTCAGCACGCTTATTACCATCGCGCTAAATCAGCAGTATTTCCACAAGCTGGGTGGCGTAGAAATACCTAAACCTACCTCCGGTTACGGTATTGGTGACCAAATACTGGTGAAGTATGAGCGAAAGCCTAACGATGCTCAAGATACATACGGTGCAGACTGGCTATTCTTGCAGTGTGCGTTGCATATGCCATTCAATTCCAGAGGTAGCCGCCAAAGATATGTGAAGTAAAAACACTTAAAAATTCTGATATTTCCCCCGCCACCGTTAGCTTTGAACCATAAAAATTAAAATCATGGATATTCTATCTTTTTTCAAGTGGACTAACGAATTTTTGGCATTAATCGTTGCCATTGGTGGTAGTGGCGCTACACTTTTTGGCCTTATATACAGTCACTTGAAACGTCAAAAAGCGGAGGAAAGCATCGCTGAGAAACTCAGTAGTATTGACTTACAACAAAATGAGAAATTACAACAGATGGACGCAAGCGTACAAGAATTGGCTGTTATCGTTACCAACACGCAAGAGATTTTAAATATATTGCAAAAGGAAAAGCTAGATAAGGCTTTTTTGGATAACCTCAAAGTAAAAATTTCTGATTTGGGTGATACGATTATGAAGGTACATCACCTAGATAATGCTTTCGAAAGTCTGATAGTAGAAGCAACCGAAAAAGCGGGTAGTGTGTTCAAGGATATTTGGCGCACAGGTTACGTGAATTGGGATACTGAGGTACTAGCACGAAAAATTACATCTGCTATGCGTAGCCTACGTACTTATTACACTGGACACGTGGTTACACCGCCAGAGGTTATCGAAGAAATTCAACGTAGGGTTGCACAACCAGCCATAAAAAGGTTGCTTACCAGTTTGGAAATGTTCAAATCAGGTCAGTACAATGGTTCTACATCAAAAAAGTACGAGGAAGTAGTACTGAATTTTTGCCGGGAAATGATTGAAGGCGGTATAGAAATAAATCATTCTATTCAAAAGCGGACTTAAGGTCAGTTAACACTTTTTGAGTGAGCGTATCTGGTAAGAATTTGCCGGATATTTTTATTTCCGTTTTTTCGATGCCGTTTGCTATGAATGTACCTACTTCGATTTTATCAAGATTCTTAGTGTATTGGATTACCTCGTCAAGTAGTTCATCATTTAAACAGCGTACCTCTGGCTGTAGCCAATCGTAATGATAGTGGTAAGCCTTCAAAACACCGTCAATAAACTTATAGGTTGATTTTACGATTTTAGGAATTTTCACATCCTTCGAATAAAAATAAAGTCTGGCGGTGGTAGGTGTGATGCTGTACATATCGGCAACCTCTTTCAAGTGATCCGGGTAGCGAAATGGTTTTTTATCTATGCTGTGCTGAATAGCTCGATCCCGCATTTCCATTTTTATTGCGTAGATAAGCATACTACGATCTGATACTAAACCGCATTCAATCCCATCCCGGATAGTTGGTACTGTATCGAAAACAAGCCTATGGTATTTCATGAAAAATATTTTTTTGTAAAATTAAGTGAATTTTAACAAAAATGTATAAAAATTTTGTATCGGGCACGCTAAGAATTTACTTTGTTAAAATTTTGTTATTGATATGATACAAAACGCAAAAAATGCTACTCTAAAGAACGGCGTGTACAGCATTAACATCTTTGGCGAAATCAGAGATTCAAGTTGGTTAGCTGAGGTTATTGATATGTGTCAACGTGAAACTGACATAAGCACTATAGAGCTGCGCATTAATTCTACGGGTGGTTACGTGGTGGATGGTTTTTCCGTTGTTTCTGCTATGCTAAATTCAAGTAAGCCAATACGTACCGTGAATGAAGGTGTGGCCGCTTCTATTGCCGCTGTTATTTTCTTAGCCGGAAACGAACGTTGGATGCGTGATTATGCAAAAGTAATGATTCACGATCCCAGTATGTGGGGCGAAGAAATCGAAAAAATGCCCGATGGTAAAAACAAAACCGGGTTAATAAATCTTCGTGAAATGATAGCGCAGTTTATCACGTCACAAAGTGGAATGAACCTACCTACCGTACGTAAGAAAATGAATGATGAAACTTGGTTCACCGCACCTGAGTGCAAAGAACTGGGTATGGTAGAAAAGATACTCACTACCAAACGGAAAGTAGCACTGCCCGAAAATTCAATGGATGCTCTCTTAATGGCAACTAATATACTTAATTTTAACAATTTGAATATGATTCGTGAATTTTTTAACCTGCCAGAGGACGCTTCGGAAGAAATGATCCTCGATGCGGCTAAAAACTTGCAAAACGAAGCAGCAGAGGCAAAAGGCAAAGTTTCAGAAATGGAAAACAGCCTAAAAGACTTGAATGCTTCAATAGAGAGTTTGAATGCCAATGTGACAAACAAAAATTCGGAAATCGAAAATTTGAAAGCCGAAAACGCTTCAAAACTCGAGGCAGTTACAAACGAACTTACCAGCGCAAAAAACGAACTGGAACAGTTGAACGGTGTTGTAGCTGAGCAAGAGGTAGAGGCCGCAATAAAAGCCGGAAAATTCACCGAAGCCGATAAAGAAACGCTGCTCGTATCTGCCAAAAACAACTTGGATACTTTCCGCAAAATCGCTGCCAGTGTACGCACTAACGTACCAAAGATTACTGACGTGATTAACAAACCTGCGGTTACTGAATCCAAAAATGATTGGGGCTACAGCGAATGGTCTAAAAAAGACCCAGAGGGTTTGAAAAAACTGCAAGCAGAGAACCCTGCAAAATTCAAAAATTTACTTGACAAATACCTAAACTAAACAAGCAATGAGCGCAGATGCTAATTCTCATTTTGTAAGTTTTCCCTTCGGAGGTTTCGAAGAGGTAGACTTGACCGCTACGGGTGCACAAGCTATCGCCGTTGGTGGTAGTAACCTCTTAATAGATGGTGTATCGACCGTAGCTACTGGAAATAGAACCCTAAACCTGACCGTTGGTAGCAACGTGACCGTGGGTACTGCTATTTTCCTGAAATCGAAAACCACTGGCACAGAAACTACCGTATTTGGCACAGGTTTCACAGCCCCTACTATTACCGGTGTAGCTGGTAAAACTTTCTCATGTATGTACGTTTACGATGGTGCGGCTTTCCGCCCTGTTGGGACAGCAGTTCAAAACGACTAATATTTAATCGAATATGGCAACAGAAGTATTAAAAAGGTTGTTTAGCCGTGAAATCGCATCAAACCTTTTTCCCGACAACCAATTTTACAAGTATTCAAAGCTCGTTGGTGGTGTAAACCCTGACGTGGCCGTGGTAGAAATACCAAACGCAGGTGCAGTTCCTACTGTAGTAGTTAACCCTACCGTTTACCCTTTGCAGATTGTAGAGCGTAAAGACGACCGCCAAACTTTCAACGTGGATTTGTTTGCAACAAAACCTACCCTTTTGACTGACGAAAATCAGTTGGTTGTAAGTTACGACAAACGTGCCGATGTGTTGAAAGACCATACAAGTACTTTGAATAGCGAAATCGCTTTTCGTATAGCTCACGCATGGGCAAGTGGTATACCCGCAGGTGGACTTTTCCCAACAACCGGTACAACTACCCGTAGTGCTTCACTACCCTCAGCAACCGGTACACGTAAACGTGCAATCGCTGCCGACATACAAAAAATTCAGGAATACATGGACAAACAAGACGTGCCAATGGATGGCCGTTACGCTGTTCTACCTGCTGAATTGTATGGTGACCTTGCATTGGTTGACGAGTTTATCTCGTACGACAGACGTGGTTTGGTTGACATGGTGAAAATGGGTCTGATTGGTGAGATTTACGGTTTCCGTATCTTCAAACGTAGCTCAGTGGTTCTTGCAAACGCTTCTAGTGGTGCATTGAAAGCCATAGGTGCTGCTGCCGCAACTACCGATTCATACGCTGGTCTTTTCTGGCATGAATCTTTTGCTTGGAGAGCAGAAGGAAACGCAAAAATCTACATTAACCCTGATCAAGCCGAGTACCTTGGTACTGTTATGAACGCCGCAGTTCGTGCCGGTGGTGCTACTTCTTACCTTGACGGTAAAGGTGTTGCAATGCTTTATCAAGCAAGCTAATGACCGAATTAACAAAACTATCCGGGGCGTATTTTGAAAAAGATACGTCTCTGGAGGTTATGTTTGCAACCTCTGATGGAAATTTCTTTTACCAAGAAACATATGCTACTGAGCATTCGAGGAAAAAAGGGATTGAAAAAATCAAAATAACCCGGGAAGACTGGGAAAAAAGTAAAAACATACCCAAAATAAACAAAAATGGCATTAACAATAAATAAGAGTGCTAACGGTTTGGGAAGGCTACTGCCCGGTACTTCTCATGTATCGGGTTTGCTTTTTTACAGCAATACCTTACCGTCAGGCTTTTCATCTGGTAGCCGTATCAAAAAACTGTATTCATTACAGGATGCGGTGAATCTGGGTATAACTGGCAATAGCTCCGATGAAACGAAAGCCGCAACCGGTGGAACAGTCTTGATGACTGCCGTAGGTTCAAGTGGTGACGTTTCTAGTATCACTGTTAACGGTGGTGTATTGGGTTCGTATACGCATGGTGCTAGTGAAACTACCACTACCCTAGCTACCGCCCTTGCCGCCGCAATTAACACCAACACGTTTAAACATGGGTGGACTGCTTCATCTGCAACCGCTACCGTGACCGTTGTACCGCCTACCGGCTTAGGTGCTTTCTCTCTTACTTTGGCTCTGGCTACAAGTGGTACAGCAGCAGCTACCGTTACTCAATTAAGTGGTGGTGCGAGTTCAAAACTTGATCCGTTGTATTATCACATTTCCGAATTTTTCCGCTTAAATTCTCAGGGTATTCTTTACGTTGGTATTTATGCTGAGGGTTCGTACACTGGTGCTGAAATAAAAACGCTGCAAGATTACTCAGGTGGTGAGATAAACCAAATAGCTGTATACGTACCCGCCGTTACTTTTGCTTCGAGCCTTGTAACTGCTTCACAAACTTACGTAGATACCGTATACAACGAAGGTAAACCTTTGATGGTTACTTTAGCCGCCGATTTTACCTCACTTGCTATAGCTACATTGCCGAACATTACTACTTTGGACAGTGAAGGTGTACACGTGAATATTGGTGTAGATGGTTACTGGACTAGCCCCGTTTGGGCAGCAGCCGAAACATACGTTACCGGAACTCTGGTTAACTTCTGCGGTAAGATTTACAGCGCAAAGAGTAACGCAACCGGTGCTCCACAAAGCCCGTTGAATACTCAGTATTGGGCTGAAATCAGCAAAAACTATCAGGCTATCTTTGGAAAATCCGTACCCGCTCTAGGTACTGTACTCGGTGCAATGTCATTGGCGAAAGTTAGTGAAAATATCGGATGGGTACAGAAATTTGACCTCTCAGGTACAAACGTATTTCAAAGTGGCGGTCTGGTATTTGGTACTGCTTATCGTGATTTAACAGAAAATCAGAAAACCGATATTACCAATAAGCACTATACGTTTATTGAAACTCACTACGGTATTTCGGGTAGTTATTTCACCGATTCGTGGACTGCTACACTTCGTACTAGCGATTATGCAACGATTGAAAACAATCGTACAATTAACAGTCTGATACGTAGTGTACGCCCAGAGGTTTTGCCCTTGCTCAAATCACCTTTGTTTGTTACAAGTGCCGGTAAACTTACCAATGGCACAGTGGCAATCTTCGAAAATTCCGTGAAACGTGGTGCAGATGTGCTCACAACTTCGCAGGATATAAGTGCTTACAGTGTACTCATTAACCCGGATCAAGATGTGTTAACTACTTCGCAAGTTGTGGTGACGCTTCGTGTTGTACCGGTTGGTGTTGCACGTGAGATAGTTGTTAACATTGGATTTACAACCGCATTATGAATACAGTACCCTTAATTAATGGCCGTGCGTACGACTATGCATCCATTGAGTTGATTTTAGCAGGTTCGCCGCTAGTTTCCGTTTCTTCTATCTCATACGTAGAATCACAGGAAAAAATGAATAACTACGGTTTGGGTACATTACCAACAAGCCGTGGCCGTGGTACGAAAGAAGTGAGCGTATCTATGGACATTGCAATGAATGAGGTTGAAAACCTACGTACTGCCGTGTTTGCTTTGGATTCACTCAGCAAAGGTTCTTTGCTTTCTTTACCCGCTTTCGATATTTTGGTTTCGTTCTTCAATGGTCAAAGTGTAGTGGTTCACACCGTGAAAAATTGTGAATTTACTGACGATGGTGTTGAAGGTTCAACCGGTGATGGTGAGCTGAAACGTTCTTTCAATTTGATTGCTTCACACGTGGAATACCGATGAAAAAAACAAAAGTAATTCGCAAAGAGGCTTTGCCGGTACAAGCGTTTGAAATCGTGGTGAGCGGTGTAGCATACGAATATGTTATACAGCAACCTACCTTTGAACAGCTATCACTAGCTACCTCGCAGATGATAAAATCAGGTGGTACTATGGATGTAGTTTCGCCCGGAAAAATCATTTTCGATACGTGTTGTGTAGAGCATACCGAAGGTATGGAATTAGAACCCTCAGTACTCATAAAAATCTGTATAGGTTTAACGACCGAATATGTACAGGGTTTTGATTACGAGATTAAAAAAAAATAGATGTTGAAACGCTGCCGGAGGCTGTTAGTTTCCGGCACGTTTTCGCTCTTATCCGCTTTTACTATCACGTTAATCCCGAAGATTTGGACATGGAAACATACGTAAAATTACTTTCAGAATTGACTTGGTTAAGCAAAGTGGGTGTTCTTGGTGTAAAACTTTCATAATGTTACTCTTACCAGTAACATTTTTAATTTAAAGCTATGGCCAATATAGTAGAATACATCATAAAATTAAATGACCGCTTCGCACCGGTGCTCGATAAAACGCATTCGAAGTTAAAAACCTTTGAGAGCAGTTTATTTTCGGTAAATAGCACAGTACTTTCGCTCGGTGCTGCTATTGCCGGTATTGGTGTAGGTAGTAAAATCATTTCTGCTACATCCGATTTCGAGCGTTTTAACGCCGTTTTAACGAACGCATTTGGTGACGCTACAAAAGCAGCATCCAGTATGCAAATGATAACGGACATAGCAAGTAAAACGCCTTTCGAGATAGATAAATTAACCGAGAGCTACGTAAAACTTGTTAACCGTGGTTTTGTACCCACACGTGAGGAAATTATAAACCTAGGTGACTTAGCTAGTTCGCAAGGCAAAGAATTTGACCAGTTAACCGAGGCACTTTTGGACGCAGAAACAATGGAATTTGAGCGCCTAAAAGAATTTGGGATAAAAGCATCGAAAGAGGGTAATAAAGTAAAAATGACTTTCAGAGGTGTAACCACTACAATGGATGCGACTGGTGAAAGTGTGCGTAACTATGTACTAGGTTTAGGGCAAGTAAAAGGAATTTCCGGATCGATGGCTGCTATCTCTGGTACGTTGGGTGGTAGGCTTAGCAATTTACAAGATTCATTAACACAATTGGCATTAAAAGTAGGTCTGGCACTCTCGAAAGAACTAAAAGGGTTTATTGACTGGTCAATAGAATTGATCTCTAAGTACACACCGGCTATAGTTGCGGGTGTTGGTGCTATGATTGCAAAGTTCAAAGTTTTCGTAGGGTGGATTCAAGAAAATAAAGATATGCTGATGGGATTAATCACCGGTTTTGCCGCTTTTATTGCCATATATAAGACTCTAGGCATGGTTAGTCAGTCTATCACGTTGTTTCAATCTATAATGGCGTTTGCTGCCGCAAATCCTATTGTATTGATAGTAGCAGCCGTTGCCGGATTAATTGCATACATGGTACATCTGTACAAAACAAGTGAATCATTTCGTAAAGTTGTGGATGACCTTTGGTCTTCAATAAAAGGGTTAGCTACTCAATTAAGCAAAGCATTTGCCCCTGCATTGTCTAAAATATGGGATATGTTCAAAAAACTTTGGGCAATTTTAAAGCCTATTGTAGACAGAGCACTTACCGGGTTGCTTGGATACATTAACATGATAATAACGGCATTCGGTAAATTGGTTTCTTTTTTTACCGAAACAAAAATAGGTACATTCATAGTTGACGTGCTGCTAGCACCATTAAAGCTAAGTATTATGTACGTAGAAAAGCTATTTTCGCTCATAGAGTGGGGCATGGAAAAACTCGGTTTGATGCAAAAAGAACAAGCAAGTGGTATAACTACTGATGAGGACATGAATTTGATCGATCCGAACAGAAAGTACCGTATGGCAGGCCTACATAATGGTGGAAATACTCTTGCAGGAAATTTAAACGCTGCAACCAATACAACAGCAAATGGTGGTGTGAATGCTATAACGAAAAATGCAAGTGGTGTGAGTGAAATTACCAATGCAGCACCAAAAGTGTTTAACGTGAACATAGAAAAGCTAATTGAGAATTTCGATATCAATACCACTAACATAAAAGAAAGCGGCGCACAGCTAAAGGAAATGATTAAAAAAACGATTTTAGAGGCGGTAACAGATGTTTCACTTCAAATGAATTAACAAAGTATGGCAGTATTCAAGCAACTAACCGCAAACGCAGTAGAACTCAGCATACGTGCTAAAGGAATTATCACATCATTAGTACAGCCTTTGCTTTTCAACGTACAGGCTTTGCAACGTGATACACCAGATCGTTTTTCCGATTTTTTTGGTACACCAGTGCTCGGTTCTATGCTTTTCCCTCGGGGTGCGTACATTGATTTGGTGGGAAATACCATAGCATACCCGGATTTGAATTTTAACGAAGCAATAGTAGAGGTAAATAAAACGAATAACATAGAAAGCACCCCACTACCGGGTAGAGATGGTACGATAAAAGAATATATTTCTGCATCCGATTACCAAATAACCGTAAATGCTTTGCTGGTTGGTGATGGTGAGCAATCACCTTATGATTTGGTTACCACTTGTAACTCCGTTTTTTCTGCTACTCAGGCTATTGAAGTGTACAACGACTTGCTGATTGCTTTGGATGTTACGACCGTGGTTATTCAATCGGTTACGTATCGTCAAAATCAAGCATTTTCAAACGTTTTGGGCGTGACTATCACAATGACCTCGGATAAAAATGTTAACTTAGAGGAAAATGCTACGACCTAGTATAAAAATACAAATCGGGCAAACGGTTTTTACATCGGTGGAATCGGTCGCAATTACCCAAACATGGGAAGAGATGACCGATTCTGCCGTGTTTCGTTTACCCTCTACACTTTGGAAGCGTGGCATTAATCTGAAAACGCTGTTTCCATATGGAACTGCCGTTACTATTTGGATGGGTGTAGATAGAAATTTAGCCGAAATTTTTTCCGGATTTGTTACTTCGATTAAACAAGATTCGACCAGTGAGTTTGCCTGTCAAGATGCTATGTACCTGCTCAAAAAAAGCACGGTAAAAAGCTATTTCAAATCAAACGTTAGCTTAAAGCAACTGCTTTTAGACCTTGAAATACCTGCAACGGCAAACGTAGATGTACCAAATCTAGGCACAGTTAAATTCCAGAATGTTAACAAAGCACAGATACTTGACAAACTCAAGGAGTACGGTCTTTACACGTTCAATCGTAACGGCTTGCAAGTTGGTTTTCCTTACTTGTTAACGGGTAGTGAGTACAAATTTTATTTCAACGGGGCAAAAGCAAGCATAATTGATAACAGTCTTAATTACGAAGAAGTAGAGGTAAACCAAATTTACCTGAAAAGTACGTCGTTTTTAGCTGATGGTAGCAATATCGTTCTTTATTCCTACTATCTGAATGGTAACATCGTGAGCAGTACTGAAAAGCCAGATGATGGTGACTCACGGAATGCTTTTTTCTATGGGTTATCATACTCAGAACTGAAGCAGGTGAGCGAAGAACGATTAAGAAAAATAAACTATGATGGTTATAGCGGTACTTTTAGCACTTTTATTCTGCCGAAAATTTATTTTGGCGACAAAGTAACGCTAATAGACAATCGTTATGCTGAGCGTGAGGGTACGTATCTTGTAAAAGGTGTAGAACGTACATATAGTACAGTCGGTGCACGTCAAACAATAATGTTAGATGCGAAAGTATGAGAGAAATAATAAAGCAACTTTTTGCCGATTTTTTTAATCAGCACGAGATTTACTCACGTTATGGTGTGGCTACTCAGGTTAATTCTGATAATACGTGTAGCGTGAGTTTTGAGGGTTTTGCGGCAATGGAAAATATACCCTTTGCCGGAATTTCTGGCAATGATAGCATAGTGATAAAACCGAAATTGAATACCAAAGTACTGGTGACATTTACCAGTTTTCAGACCGCTTTTATCTCATACGTTGTAGAACCTGATACCATACAGTTTAAAAACGAAAACGTTAAAATTATAATGTCTAATAAGGTCATTTTTAACGATGGTGAAAACGCTGGTTTGGTGCTAATAAATCCACTTGTGGAAAAAATAAACCGATTAGAAAGTCAGGTAAACGATCTTAAAACGCTTTTTTCATCATGGGTAGTAGCACCCGGTGATGGTGGTTTGGCATTGAAAACCATACTTGCAACATGGTACGCTGCTCAGATACAAGAAACAACAAAAGACGAACTGGAAAATAAAACTATACTGCAATGAACGATATAATTTTCGATAATGGTGATGT